ACGTTGGGACGGGTCTGCATGGTCGGTAGAGGACATCCCTGTTGAGGAACCTGCGCCAGAACCAGAACCATTAGACCCTGCTGTTGAAGCGAGAGTCAAACGTGATGGGCTGTTAGCATCTTCAGATTGGACACAGGTAGCTGATGCTCCTGTCAACAAGGCTGCATGGGCCAGCTATCGTTCTTTGCTGCGATTTGTTCCACAGCAAGCTGCCTTCCCAACTGACATCACTTGGCCGACTGAGCCTACATAAAATACTAAGAACACCCCCCCCAAAAAACGCAATAAGGAACACAGAGATGGCTACAGCTATTGATACAAACAGCACCACTTGGACCCTAATCGGCACAGGTAAAACAACAGCAATCATTCAGATATCTGGGCTAGACGCAGCGATCTACATCGGTTCATCCACCCCAGCGGCAAACGCGGTTGGATACAGCATTGCACCCGGCGTACCCGTGTCCGTCCCCAATCTCGCTGATCTCGGCGGTGGGCTGTGGGCAAAGGGCGCTGGCGGAGCAGTGTATGACGCCGTTTAATGTACTGGCTGCTAAACCTTGGCCTCCTTTTGGTTGGCCGGGGGTTAGTACCTCTGTAAGTGCGCTATCCGCGTACAGGGCAGGGTCATTTACGCCCAAGCTGGTGTTCGACTTCATCAACAACCTCTTCGGCACAGGTGGTGACGTATCTACCTTCGGTGCATCTATAACTCACGCAGCTACAACCAATGCAACTATGGTTGATAGCGATGGCTTGCTGAAGTGGCGTCCTCATAACCTTATGACTAAGTCAAACACTTTTGATACATGGTCCAAGAACGCTTCTACTGTTATTGCTAATAACGCAACAGGCCCATATGGGGTGGCTAATACAGCGGATACAATTACCTTAAACGGTACTACGAGCAACGCCTACAACTTAGCTATATTTGCTGCTAATGCAGGAGACAAGGTGACTATAGCTTTGTGGGTGCGTAGTGATACTCTTACAACGCTTCAAGTCAGCCTTAATGGCAGAACAACCTCAGCGAACAACCACTTAGGTGGGTCTGTAGCAGTAACACCTACTTGGACGTTGGTTTCAGTGGAAGCTACTATTGGGTACAGCGACATTGGTCTGTACTTTATCTTAGGCAACAATAACTCTGTTGGCCCCGCAACAGCAGGTACTTTTGAGGCTTACGGTGCCCACATGTTCCGCAGTGACCTCGGTGGCATGGTAAACAACCCTGACACTAGTGACAGCTGCGTTCCAACGACCTCTGCTCCTGTCTACCTTTCTCGTCGTGGTCATCACATCTACAATGGCTCTGCTTGGGTTAACGAAGGCATCCTCCACGAGAGTGAAGCTCGGACTAACTTGATGACTTATTCTGGTGATTTGACTGGTACTGGTTGGACTGGTGGTGCAAATGTAAGCACAGTAATCGCAGGTTCACCCTTCGGTACTTATCAGACCTTTTCACCTGTAGGTAGTAGTGTAAATCTTGGTGGGGCGCAAAGATACCAAATCGGTAAACCCCTTACATTAGGTTCAACCTACGTCGGTTGGGCGTTGGTTAAGTATTCTGCTGGTTCTGGCTGGTTTGATATTAATATGTACGACACGGGCGACACCACTAAAAGGGCTTACTTTGACGTGCAGAATGGCGCTGTAGGCACTAAGGATGCCGCTGTCATAGACTACGGAATGGTAGACTATGGTGATGGCTGGTGGCTATGTTGGGCTTCGGCTAATGCAGCTTCTACCTCTGGTGGTCTGTCTCTTGAGGTTCCCAACGGTGACGGTGTTCAGACTTGCACCGCAACAGATGTTATCCTAATAGCTGGCACACAGTATGAACTAGGCTCAACCCCATCAAGCTACATCCCAACAGCGGGTGCTACAGTAACTCGTGCTGCTGAGACACTAACAGTCCCTGCGGCTAACCTGCCGTATGACAGCACTAACATGTCTATCCAGATTGATGGCAAGATAACTTATGCTGATAGCGGTAGTACCAACACAGCCCTGCTGTGGCGCTGGCGACTCAACAATAACAACATTATCTATAACAGGGTTTCAACGTCAGGCAGTAGAACAGGTCAACCTCAGTTCTTACAAGGGTCTACATCTTCTGGCGCTGATTCAGTTGTTGGCGGAAATAACGTCTATTCCGCTGGTACTAACGCGACGTTTAACCTTGCTGGTCGTTATGGCTCTACGTTCATCAACGGTGCGCACGAGGGTACACTTCTGACAGTCAACACAACCCCTACAGGCCTCCCTGCCTTGTCATCTACTAACTTAGAGCTCGGACAACTTTTCATGGGTACAATCGGACAGTTCCGTATGTGGGATGAAGACTTAGGTGACGTAGGTATTACGGAAGCAACTCTACCCTCAACTGAACCATCTCTGAGCCTGACTTTCGATGGCAGTGAGAACAGCTTTATCGTACTAGATTGGAGTGAGTAATCATGGGTACTAAACAATACGACAGTGCAACTGATCTCATTACGTTCTCCCGTGCAAGCGGGGGGACATTCCTTGGTAGCAATGGCCTACTCCAGACTGCTGCAAACAACGTACCTCGTATTGAGTACGATGCTACTGGTGCAGCCAAAGGTTTACTGATTGAGGAAGCTCGGACTAACTTAGTGGATATTTCCAATTCATTTAATGTTTGGAATCGTATTAATACTTCGGTGACTGCCTCAACAGAAACAAGCCCAAGTGGGTCAGCAGATGCTTTTATTGTAAAACCTACTGTTTCTTCTGGGACAACTTGGGTTTTTTACCTTCCAATGATAAATACAGGTGTTGTATCCACGATTTCTACGTTTGCAAAGGCTAGTGGTAAGCCTTTCTTAACTATGAGTAACAGCAACGGTGGTGTGAGGTATGCTTCCTTTAACCTAACCACAGGAGCCGTTGGCACTGTGGCCTCTGGTTACACAGCAAACATGGAAGACTTTGGTAATGGCTGGTACAGGTGTTCTGTTACTACTCCTACAGGGTTTAACGAGAGAGCTGTTTTTGCAGTCTCAGACACAGATGATGGAATATCTTCTGCTGTCAATGGTGACGATGGTATCCTACTCTACGGCGCACAAATAGAAGCTGGCTCCTTCCCTACGTCCTACATCCCGACAACAGGTGCCGCAGCTACTCGTGTTAGAGACCTAGCCGAAATCCCAACGAGTGCCTTTGGTTATAACAACGATGCGGGTAGTGTCGCTGTGGAGTTCAAGAGTAATAAACCTAGTAATCAGTTTTATGGTGCTTTCGCTTTAAATGACAACACTGACAACAACCGAATAGTTCACCACACCTTTAACATTGGTCAACACCGTGGCGCTGTTGTCACCTCAGGCAGCTTAGATGTAGATTTAACTGCTGGCAGTAGGGGCGCACCTTCTGAACTTGTTAAGTTTGCTATTGGATTTAGCGACAACAACTTCGCAGCTTCTCTTAATGGCGCAACAGCGGTCGTTGATACGTCAGTAACCATTCCGTCTGGAATATCTAAATTGGGGATTGGGTTTATGTTCCAACAAGACTTGAATTCCAACCTGTTAAACGGCCACATCAAGTCCATCCAGTACTACCCACGCCAACTAACTAATACACAGCTACAGGAGCTAACAACATGACCGACGAACTAATCATTGAAGATGGTGTAGTAGCTCCAAAGAACGACTTCTATCTCAAGCTAGATGCTGAGGCGTCTATGCCATCAGTTCTCTCTGCCTTCTACAAGCAGGACTACAGCACCATTGTAGACCCTGAGACTGGCGAGGAGAGTACACAGATAGAGGGTGAGCCTTACTTTGTCAGTAGTACAGCAGACTATGCTATCGACGTTGTAGGGGTCTTACATGAGGCCACAGGCAGCACCCTCACAGATGACGATGGTATGGAGTATCCTGAGATGGCAGTATTAGACGGTTGGCATGTGAACATCCGCCTATCTAGCGATGCTATGCGGGATGCCGTTGAGGCTCTTGATGTATCACATGGTGTTACACCTGATGCGCCTCGGCGTGTCTGGCTCTGATGAGCGCAGAGCAATGGCACTTGAGCAAGAGTGTCCCCGCATCCCTCCTCCTCGGCCTAATCACACAGGCCGGGGCAATCGTCTGGACAGTCTCCATGATGATGTCTGACATTGAACGTAACCGCAGCAGCATAGCGTCTGTCAGTAACCGCCTAAGCGAGGTGGAGACAATGGTGCAAGCGCAGGCTGTATCAATGGCTCGGATCGATGAAAACATCATGCACATCCGCCGCTCTGTGGAGCAGATGGCCACTAGACCCTAAGGATTACAAAATGGAAAAGCAGATAATACCCGGCCTCATGGCCGTGGTTCTAGGCTTGGCTGGATGGAACTTAAAACAGACACATGACCTGTCGATCAAAGTTGCAAACGTCCAAGTGCAACAGACCGACCGAGAAGTCCTTCAAGACATGCGTATGAGCATCCAGAGATTGGAGCTTTTGCTGCTTGAGGACGCAATGCGAAACTAAGGAATAAACACATGACAATCGCAATGGAGCGGGTTCTGGCTTGGAAGCTGATGCCCCGTCTAATGATGGCTGTGATGACCCTAATGTATGTGCAGGTTTTGCACTGGTTCATGGGTCTATCCCCAGACGCAATGACATCACAAGCAACCGCACTGACAGCCACAGTAACTGGTGCAATGACTGGTGGATTTGCCGCTTGGTTAGGACACGAGAAATGATTGCACAACTAATTGGCCCGGTCACAAGTCTCCTCGACAAGTTCGTGGAAGACAAAGACCAGAAGGCAGCCCTCAGTCATCAAATAGCAACGATGGCAGAACGCCACGGCCAGGAGTTGGCACTCGCACAGCTGGCAGTCAACAAAGAGGAAGCCAAGGGCAACTGGTTCCAGTCCTCTTGGCGTCCCGCCACGGCTTGGGTCTGTGTGATGGGCATGGCCATTAACTTCATGATCTCACCGCTCTTGGCACCATGGGACATCAACGTGCCACAGGTGGACACAGCAACCATGATGCCCGTGCTCATGGGCCTCCTTGGATTAGGCACACTG